CCTAATCCCATGCCAGCTTGTTGCGCGGCATCACGACTAAGACCAAAGATTCCTTGCTGTCCACCTGCACCAGTCAAGAAAGATTGGATATCACCAAGGTTCAATCCTTGAAATTGTGGACGGAATTGTTGCTCTTGAGAAAGAATTTGTGGCAATGCGCCTGACATGCCTGAAACATAGCTACTAATATCGTTGCCGATGTCCATCTTTGGAGCTTTGACTTTTGGTGCTGATCCCATAATTTATCGTAGTTTAGAGTAAAAGGTTTTCATGCTTAACAAGCGATTGCGATTTGATTGTTTGAAGTCGCGCTGAAAAGCAATGTATTTGTATTTGTTTTTGAAAGGTTTAAGCGCATCAAGCATGTTTCCACAACACATAGTAACGTAAAGTGTATCCGATTCTTCAAACGCAACAGCTTCTTCAAGATTTCTGCTATTGGTGTGGAATCCAATAGCGAAAGCACATGGAGTAGAAACAACAATACCATGACACAAATGCCAACCAATAAGGCTTTGGATGTCGATGTTTCTTGATTCATAAAGGTTAAGTGCTATGGCTAGGTGTGGATTCATTTACGATTACTCATACATGATATTTATTGATCCTGCGTCAAAAGTATTTACGCCGCCAACAGTAGTAAGACGTATGCGGTCTAGTGTTGCTGATAATGTTTTGCTCCCGCCTCCAATGTAATTATTTGCTATAGTAGAACTGCCACCAGTAAATGAGTAGACCCATACATTACCAGATATATTAGTTATCGTCGCAATACCATAGAATAAATCAGCTGCGGCTGGAGATTGCAATAATCCAAAACCAGTTGTAAATAAATCTAAGTCTGGAGTTGCTCTCACTTCTGCGGCACTACCTAAATAATCAGTTATTTCAAATCCACCAGAATCTCCAAGTTGAAGAATAACAGGACTAGTTCCATTTGTGCTGATCCCAGATAACATTACTGTAATCCGCTTAACTGTTGATGGTATAGATGTAAAATCAACAGTTGTTCCACTAGTTGTAGCAACTGCCGTTCCTCTTGTAATTACTGCTGCAAACTTAGTGTCAGTATAAGCCTTGATGCTTTGCTGGGTAGCTAATGAAGTGGCACTGTCGCTTGCCATGTTGTCCTCATCAAGAATAGAAACCTCTGCTACAACACCGAGAGAACCAGAAACATTTCCTAATGCTTTCATGTTGGCCACATATTGTATCTTGGCATATGTGACTCCCGTATTGGCACTTGATGAAGATGCTATTGCATTAGTTGTAACCGAATTAACTCCCATTTCATTAGACGTAATGCCTGATGTAGCTACTTTAATCTTGCCAGCGGTCAACGCAAGAGTTCCTCCTGACAACGCATCGCTTGTAAATAGCGTTTGGTCGATGATGTTGTTCATCAACGTGCTAGTAATAACCTCGTTTGTTGCAAAGGTGTGCGTTGTTTCTACTACTCCAGGCATATTATTTCTGTGATATGATTTGTCGGTTTGTTACAGACCCTGTAACTTTTATGGATGTGATCTTAGGTGAGCCGATTGTCCGTGTCAAGGTTAGCGTTCCTAGATAGCCTCTAATGCCACCAAGACGGAAGCGAATGTTACCTGTCTCATCCTCGTTGGTAGATCCTGTGCCAAGCACTACACCGTCAAGAAACATAGTTGTTGTTCCGATGCTCTGACTATTGTCTGGATCTTCTGCGGCAAAGGAAATATCATACTCACCTAGACCACCATCGACACATTGCATGGTGATTTGCCCATCTGTGAAGCGTTTACGGTCAAGGTTGCCTAGTGCATACCCTCTAGTTGTCAAAGATGACTCGATAGGAAAGCTAGTTACTGAGCCAGCAGACACTAAACTGTCATTGGATCTCTCAACGGCCTCTAATTCATGCACTCCACCTAGCGATGTTACGGCATAAATGCTATTTCGCTCGGCAGCACTGCCAATAATTATGTTTTTGATGATAAAGTCACCAGCACCAAACGTGTCTATAGACTCCCATCCTTTGTTTAGGAAATTGAAGATCAAGATTGTGTTATTTCCAACAGCATCATTAGCTCCTGCAATAGAATCCAACGCAACAGCAAGGTAATATCGGTTATTAAACAGAGTTCCAACTGCCTCGGCAGCTAGATTCTTGTTGATTCTGTCAATATACGGCTGAATGTTCTTAGAAATAGGTTCATCTGCACCGCGAAGGTTGTAGTCATTTAAGAACTCAACAGCATACACACCTTCATCCGAAAGAAAAAACATAGCATTGCCTTTCATAACAACGCTTTTCTTAGCCAAGCACCCTACTTCGGTAGTCAACGCAGTCACACGGGTGTCATTTAAGCTCCCAGTAGTGCCGCTAATAAGGTGCAAGCTATTGCGATTAAGGACAACTAACTTGTCGTCGTAAAACCCTTGCATTGCTACAACGTAATCTGCTGTGCCACCAGTAATTCGGAATTGATTGGCTATCTGGTCAAACGTATGGCTATCTAAAATATCCGATACTGCAATCTCATCGGTAATCTTCCGATTCGTATAGGTAGGAGCGTTATACGTGCCAGCAGGATCGTAGTAAAATGGAACCCACAATCTACGTTGAAAGTAAACACCCCATGGCGGAGCTGGTTGATGGATAAAACCACCACCTACGCTAAAGCGTCCACCGAACTCAATCTGTTGAGAGCCAGGAATACTTGCTAAATTAGCCACAGGAGCAATAAACGAGATATTTGTAGTCGTCGCACTCAACACTTCAAATGACTGTCCAGAAATAGAACTAAATGTTGGAATGTTTGTTTCATACACAATAATCGTATCACCTTTAACAATGGTTGTATTGCCGCTAACTGTAAGGCTAACAACTCCGCTTGTTACTGTTCCTGTGGTAGAAACAAACACCTGTGGTTGCGTGTAAGCACCTCCAGGCACAAGCGTGAACCCAGCTTTCAACACACCAGCAGTAACACCAAATGTCACCGTCTGCGAGGTTGTAAAGGTATAGGTAAAGACATCTTTGTCTGTCACCGCCAACACAGTAAACGTGCCATTGGCAGGAGTGCCACCAGTAAGCCCACTGACTACGATACTATCACCGACAGTTAAACCGTGGTCTTTTACGCGCATTGTCACAGTAGTCGTTCCAGCTTGACTTGCACTCTCAATCTGCCGACCGTTAGGAAACCATTCAAACGCTTGCGATCCACCACGGAACAAAAACACGCGATCAAACGCTTGTATCATGTCGGTGTCGCTAGTAACGGATTGACCTTCTGGATACTCAATATCCTGCTGCGTATATCCATCTAAATCTACTAAAATAGCCTTAGTATCCAACGCCAGCACGATGCTCTCTGCATTACTTGAGTTTGGATCACTGAATAAGCAAGATGCTCGGACGTTGACGTTAGCGGCATCGTTAATCGGAGTTGTTGACAATGTGCCAGTGGCAGTTGTAATTGTTGTGAGACTAGCTACGGAATACGTAAGCGTGTTAGCACTAGCTACGGTCAACGTAAAGTCACCGCTCATCTCGACATTGCCGACAAGTCCAGTAATCCTTCCTAGTGCCGTGCCAGTCAACCCGTGACCTGTAATCGTAATCGTAACTACACCAGCAGCTACACTAGCAGCAGTAATGTTCTTAGCTGCATCAATCAGAAAAAACGGCAACTGTAGCGGACTGCCACCACTCGTCAACGATCCTGTCCTAGCGACAATACCCCTGCGTGGCTTCCAGTATCCTTCCATCCTGCCATTCAACGACTCACGCACCTCACCAACTTCTAGCTGGTTCAACTGCAATCGCTGATTCACACTAAGAAACCCACCATCCCCATCTGAGGATTGCGCTTCGTCCATCGCACTACCACTCTGTGCAAACTGACTCATTATACGTAATAGGCAATGACAGAACCACTGGTAACGGTAATTTCTGTAATCATGCCACCAATGCCAATACCAGCAGGAATCGTAACGCCCCCCAAAACGTCTATACCTTCAATGTTGCTTGCATCTATATTAGATAACACAGTGTCTGTAATAAATTGCAACCAACGGAATTTACCAGTGATTGCCCCATCCGCGCTAGTGATTAGGATACCGCCGCCTTGGCCTTGTAGGTCGTATGAAACTGGACTGCTCATGCGCGTGTTTTATCATTTTAGGAGGATTTGTCAAGTTCCCATTTAGCCATTTTTTCGGAGGGTGGGGGAAGGATAGCTATAACCGTAGCCACCGCGCGCGCAACCCCCGCCCCCCCTATCGCACATTACTTGCAATAGCAAACAAATTGCAATAGCAAATCACTTGCAATTGCACAATACTTGCAATAGCAAAC